AGAGTTCTTCCAGCCTGTAGTAGTACCCGCACAAATACCAGCGGGCCCCCCTGCACATCAGAACTCACGGATAAACCCTGACAACCCAAAGGTTCTTATCCTTGCGGTTGTTCTTGTCTTCATCCTCATGGTTTCATCGTTTATTGTTTCGTTCTTCGGAATCTGGGGAGTCTCAGCAGAGACAACAAACCTCCCCACAGCCATCACATGGCTCCCCGCTCTCTTCCTCGACGCAGCAATTCTTGCCTACACAATAAGCTACTTTGTGTTTAGGGCAAGAAGTGAGCCTGTAATTAAAACACGGGTAGCTCTTTGGGTTTTCGCTCTTCTCTCTGTAGGGGCAAACATTGCCCACACACTCGACGGCGTAACCCCTGAGATGTCCATGTTCTCTGTGGCTATAGGATTGGCTATCACAGGCTCGGCACCTATTGCGGTTGTACTCTCGACCGAAGAGATTGCCCGTCTTGCCTTTCAGCACCCCAGACCACCTAAGGATTAAAACACTTTCTCCCTGACGGCCTGTTCTCGTCATAAAGCCCGCTGGTTGCCATACGACTTGCGGGTTTTGTGGCTCCCATCAAAGTTCAGTTTGTTTGGTAAAGTCGTTAATACCCAACGAACCTTTCGTCGGGTGTCGTATTCTAGGGTATGACTGCAAAACTCTGTACTCAGAGAGAAGGAGAACTACATGCTAACCTCGAAGGATTTCTGGGTCGCCGCTTTTGAGCGTGCGATTACCGCCTTCGCAGCGGCACTCATTGCGGCTATCGGAGGCACTCAGCTTGGTGTCCTTGATGTCGACTGGGTTGGTGGTGTAAGCCTTGCGGCTACTACTGCCATTCTTTCGGTCCTCACCTCAATCGTTTCTGGCGGTTCGAGTAAGGTTGGTGCGGTTGCACTGTTTGGGCCTGAACGGGTTTCACTTCCTAAGCCTCCTGTTAAGGCTCCCGCTAAGGCTCCTGCGAAAGCTCCGGCCAAAAAGAAGTAATGTGATCGACTGCCCTCGGTGACTGCACCGGGGGTGGTCGTCCCTTACAACGGATAACATGTTAGAACTTAATTCGAAACCTTCTGATGATGAAGATGACAACGAGCCGGCGCATGACACTCCGCTGGATATGCGGCCTAATTTGGAAGAGCTTGGCTTGTTGGAGATGGAACGTGGTGTTGTTGAGGACAACTACGAGAATCGGCAAGCGCTGAGGCGTGCTCATTTCACGTGGGATTCTGTTTATTCTCAAACGGGTGCCCCTACAGGTTTGATAGCGGCCCGCTCTCCGGAGCAGGTGAAGGAACGGAGGCTTCTTTCTCTTATTGAGAAGAAGCCTCTTCTTGTTGAGCGTGACCGGGTTAACTCGGATTACTTGACGGGTTTAGATTTGTTGGTGGATGAGGAGGCTTGTAAGTTGAGCCCGCCGTGGGTGATTGCTTCTACTCGTGGTTGGGTGAAGGAGCAGGACGCTGGCGGTCCTTCTTCTCCTAATCGGGCTCGGGCGGGTATGCCTCACCGTTGCACTAAGGTGAAGACGGATGGTGTGCGTTGCATGCTTTGGGCTTCTGGGCGTATTAAGGACGGTGGGGTGTGCAGGATGCACCTGAAGTCGGTCCGTAAGCCTGGTGAGGATGTTGAGCGGGCTCGTCGTAAGCTTATGCAGTCGGCACCGTATGCGGTGGATGTGTTGGAGGAGCTGATGGAGAATGCAACGGTTGAGCAGGTGAGGCTGAAGGCTTCTACTGAGATCCTTGATCGTGCGGGTGTTCGTGGTGGCATGGAGTTGGATGTTGGCGTGGAGGTAACGGATGGTCGTTCTCCTGCGCAGATTGTGGCGGAGCGTCTTGCGAGGCTTGCAGAGGGTGCAGCGGGTTTGCAGAAACGGTTGGGTGAGATGGCAGAGATTGAGGCTGTTGTCGTTGAGGAGACGGTGGAGAAGAATGACTAGTGAAGAGATTGACGGCGTGGTTGCGATGTCGGAGTTGCTTGCTACGCGTATTTATGAGGATATTTCTCAGGCGAGCACTCGTGCGGAGCATATTAGGGTGACGGCTCGTGCTAATGAGGCTCGTGAGCTTGCGTATCAGCTAAGATTACTAGTTAAGTAGAATAATATTTATTCTACTAACTAGGAATCTTTATGTCAACTTAGGGGGCGCTGTGCCGGACTGCTTTTGGTGTAACGGTCTGCTTAACTCTGAGGGTGTTTGTGAGACGTGTGCTAGTACGTTGCAACGGGACGGCTAGTGTGTTAGGGTAGGTTTATTCGAAGTTCTTGCTCGGTTCTTCGTTTGGCCCTTGCGAAAGTTTGGGTGTGTTTCTCTTATCCAAGTTGGTTGGTACGGAAAGGCCCTCGGTCTGGTTTCTCTTTTGGGAGGCAGACGGGGGCCTTTTTGTTGTTGGTTGTTACTGTCAACGGTAAGGATGTACAACCTTAATTCTAAACATGTACAAATATGTGGTATAAATGAATTATGACTACTACCGAGGCACTCCCCAGTATCTACGCCATTTTTCTTTTACCATTTCCAGGTCTCGTTTTTGGCGGGCTCTTCTGGTTTATCAACCGCGCCTACTCAAAAACAAACTATGACCCTGCACATTGGAAAGATTTAGACTTATCAGAGTGGGAAGAGCCGCCCCTAAAAAAATTTCACCACGGTGCGTACACTAGAACCGTACTGACAACCAACTCAACTGAAGGAGCACACAGTGAAAAACTACGACCTGAACGTGTGGGACAAGCGCGGATACTTTACTGAATACCTCGAAGAAGGCTGGGCTATCGGCGTATACGAAATACCGAGTGAGGGCGCAAGCTACGGCTCAGGAGTGTTTAGGGACGACCTGTCCTTCGATCTAACCCTGGAGGAGTCTAAAGAACTCACCTTGGGCTGGGGGGCAGAGCTGGGCGGTTACTACACATCCGACTCCGACTTTTGGATTGACCGTGACGGATTCTTTGCGGACTACAAAACCATCCCAGAAAGAGTAGCAACCTTACTCCGCAACTTGCCTAACTGACCTAACGGGGGCCCCTAAAAAAATTGGGGGCCCTTGTTAGACTGGCGGTATCAACCAACTAAAAAGGAGAAGAACCGATGGAAGACTGGGATATGAACCTACTCCCCCCTGAACCCTACAAGTATGCCGAGCAACAACTAGTTCTCACCTGCACCAACGACGACTGTGCTCTTTTTGAGCATGAGGTGCTCGAGATTCTGGAGGTGGAGTACTGGGAGGAAAACAGAGCAATCTACACTTGGACATGCGAGTCCTGCCAGCACAGCTATGACGAGGAGTTCAACCCTAACGATTACTTCGACTGGGACAGCTACTACAAGGACAGGAGAGACTAATGTACGACGGAAGATTTGGAATAGTGTACTGCCTGATGTGTGATGTCGAGATTTTGCCGGGATCTGCGGAAGCACAGTCTTTATATAACGGTGATGGGCTGGCACCCAACGCGGACGACGGTAGCTGGATATGTGGGTCTGACTGTAACGGGAACTATGCGGACCTTAACTATGCCGCTAGCTGACTAACTACCCAAGAGAGCCCCCGGCAATGTGCTGGGGGCTTTTTTGTGCCCCTAAAAAAGTTTTTAGCCTAGAAATATAATAGAACTACCAACAACGAAAGGGACAACCATGACCAAGCTTAAAAGAACTAAGGACCGCAAAGTCGCCAACCTGGTGTCACCGAGTGGCAAGACTGTTTCGATTGCTAGCACTTTTGGGTTGCCTTCCGGCAAGCGCTTTTCTTGCCCGGGAGCTACAAGTGTGTGTGAACTTATCTGCTACGCGGGTAAAATCGAAACCCAATACAAGACAGTCCGTGACTTACTCCTGCACAACTGGGATCTGCTCCGCAACGCGGACTTAGATGAAATGCGTCGGTTGCTTACCGAAATGATTGACGACTTCATCAAGGACTGTGACAGACGTGACGCGCCGAAAGACTTCCGTATCCACTGGGACGGTGACTTTTTCTCCGACGACTACACGATGGCATGGAAGATGACGATGGAGTCCCGACCGGATGTACGCTTTTGGGTGTACACCCGAACGGAAAACTCTGCCCGCATTCTTCAAGGGACCGAAAATCTCGCCCTGTACTTTTCTGCCGACAGCGCTAACCTTCCCGTGGCACTCAAACTACGGGAAGAGGGTATTCGTCTCGCGTATCTGGCGGACACCTTCCAAGAGGGGCAGGCAATGCTTAAGGAAGCCACGGGTCGCCCTGGGGCTAAATGTCCTGAGAATACCGGACAGATTCCCCTGATAAGCGCGAAAGGTTCAGCGTGTGCAGTCTGTCAACTATGCCCAAAGGGACAAGTGGACATTGTGTTTAGCGCCACT